CATGTGACATTTCTTGCATGTCCTGAAATAGTTTACCGGACTCGCCCACCGGCCAGGGGCTTGCGACTTTCGCTCAATCTCATGTGTCTCCAGGGGGAACCCTCTGTACACCTTCTTGCTGCACATCCAGCAGGTGGGGTGTTCAAGTGCCCAGTTACGTCTGCGTGTGTTCAAGGGTGTCCATCGGTTTAAGTTTGGTGTGGGGATATCGGTAGCACGCCCGCCCGGCGAAGGCTTTATAGAGCGACCCATCTTCCCAGTATTCTTTCCGCTTGGCATCCTTGCCCAGCACCCAGCCGACAAGTTCCATTGTGGGGAAGTCATGGGATTTTACCAGTACGAATACCTGGTCGTCCTTATCCCTTGGGTGGAGCAGCAGGTTGCCATGCTTGTAGCTGGTACTGCGCACCTGGATGTTGGTGCCCACATCTGCCACTATCTTGTCATAGTCCCTGGCAAAGTCAGTCCAGCCCTGTGAGAGGGCGAGGGCCACAGCAAGCTCTGCCCGTGCCCCGTCGACATGGATGGCTGTCCCATCCCCCTTGAAGCCGTAGGCATCCGCCTTGCCGATGCTGTTGTTATACGCCTGCCGCTTGACTCCCGCATCATCGGCGTACTCCCGCTGTGTCTTAGTCAGTGTTATCCTCACTGCTTTCCTCCATGAGTTCGCGTTCGTATTCCTCTACGAATCGTTGTGCCTGGGCACCTGACATAATCATCAGGGGTGACTCCTCAGAGTCTTTCCCGAAGAACAGCCACCACACCATCCCGGCCTCGTCCGTTACCTTCTTGGCTAATATCATCGCTTCTCCAGTTCATTAGAGATGGACTTCCATAACCATGTTGCCTTGATTTGTGGCTTGCCTTCTATACATCCTCTCAAGTACCACGTCGGCGTGTCCCGAACAAGCTCCCCGCGAAACCTGCCGAAGGGGAACCTCGCGCCCCGTTTACTCTTTGTCTGTACTACCCCTTCCGGGCTGTCACCGAAGGGGTCAATGGACTGTGTTCTGTACTCTGCCCTGGCTGCTACACGGGCACGCTCCTCCCGTGCTGCTTGCTCCTGTTCAAGCTGGAGTTGCTTCTGTGCTGCCTTGAGTGCTTCGTCGATCTCAACAACTTCATCGGACTCGACAAGGTTTTCCTTGGCTCTTTCGACAGCCTCGATTCCCCAGGTGCCACTCATCACATCCGGGGATGTCATAATCTTATGGGCGAGTGTCACGTCTACAAGGTCAATCATCTTGAAACGTGGCTTGCTGCTGGCTGCTATGGCCTCACAGCGTGTGTCTGCTGTGGAACTAGCGAAGTCCACGGTGCCCTCCAGTGGGCGTGTGCCACGTCCAAATATCTGTGTGTAGAGCATCTTGGATCTCGTTGGCCGGGCCATGATAATACATTGCAGGCCGGGGAAGTCCCAACCGGTGGTCAGGATGCCCACGTTACAGAGGTGGGTCACTCCATCAGGGTCTTTCGTGAAGGACTCCAGGGCATCGTGCCTCTGCTGTGGGCTACACCTACTAGTATCGGCACATATCCAGGCAGACTTGATGCCATAGTTATCCGAGAGCCTTTCGGAAACCATCTGCGCTTCCGACACTGATGCACAATAGATGGCGGTCTTGAGTCCTGATGTCTCCCGTGCTGCCACCTCAGCGATCTCGTAGATAGTCTCGTACTTCTCTAGCTGCTGGCTCAGGTCTATCTGGTTGAAGTCCCTGCCCATCGTGGTGGAGGACATGGTAACTTCCGAGAGGTTGAGGGACTGGAGGCGTATGCACCGTACCTCTGCATTGACCAGCCAGCCATCACGTATGCCATCCACGATACCGTACTGGTAGACACAACCCTCGTAGAGGTTGGCCATGCTCTTGCGGTCGTGTCTCTTGGCTGTGGCAGTGACACCCAGTACCTTGGCTCCCTGTGCCATGAAGTGGTCAAGGAGGTTCGCCCAACTCTGTGTGATGGACAGGTGTGCTTCATCCACAACGACCAGGCCCACATCCTTTATCCTCCTGTACCTACCCCGCACAAGGGTATCCTTACTGGCCACAACGAAGGGGCTTCGACTCCATGTGGTTTCATCTGACCAGTTGTGTGCCTGCTCGATGCCGGGATGCACGCCAGTACGCTGTGCAATCTTCTGTGCTGCTTGGGCGACGAGGGTAATCATCGGTGCTATCACAAGGCATCTGCCTCTTTCCCAGCGACTCATCAACTGGGTAAAGATTTCTGTTTTGCCCAGGCCCGTCGCCATTTCCACAATGACAGCATCCATATCACCGAAGGCTGACTCCACAGCAATGCGAGCGTTGCGCTGGTACGGTCTTTCGACAAAGCCAGAGGCATCAGGTGCGCTCGGCTCATCAGCAGTAAACCCTCTCAGGTATGTCTGGCTCATTCATTTTCCTCCTTGTCCAAGCTAGGAAAAGAATCCAGCAAGTCATCCTTTGCCTTGGCTATTTGTTTGGCCAGGCGGTCACGAACTTCCCGCCGCATTGCCCGCTTGGAGCCAAGCGTTTTATGTGCTTTACTCAGCACGCCTAATGTTTCCTTCACAGCAAGAGTTTCGTAGTGCCCCGCTCGCCCCTCCCCTTTAAGAGCGTTCAGCCGATCCAGAACTTCACCGTATGTGTATCCGCAGCATTGTGCGTCCGTTCCAAAGGCAATGGTGAATACCTGCTCAACGAACTCAGGTTTGTCGAGGAACAGTTCTATCTCCTCCACTACTTCGTTGCACACATAGTTGTTTCCGCCATCCCTTATGCGTTCCTTCAGTAGTCGGTTGCGGATTATCCGCAGTAATTGTTCGGGTGTCATTACTCGTTCTCCTCTCCAGTTACAGGGTCAAAACCAAGTGCTTCACGTGCCTCCGCTCTATCCTCGTAAGTTTCCTCCGCACCACGGGCGTCCTCCAACTCTTGTGTGAGTAGAGCGCGTTCATCGAGCCAAAAGGATAGTTGTTTTACCCGGCGGAGGTCGAGTTTTATCAGCTTTCCCACGGTAGAGATAAGCCACTTCAGATTGTCAACGGTGTGACGAGAAAGCCCGCCGGGAAGTACCAGTGCCTTATACTCTTTCTTGATTTGTTTTAATCGCTTATCCATGTCATCCTCTCCGGTTACGGGGTCAAAACCAAGGGCCTTGTATGCCTCTTCCCTGTCCTTATAAATCTCCTTCCACCAGGCGACCTTGGGAGTGGCGAGGATGTCTACATATATTCTGGATTTAGCCATACGCCGAAAACTAACGGGGTTGTATCCCCTGTATTTCTTGGGATCTGTCGCATCCACCATATCTGTCGCCATCTTGTTGGAAACTTCTACCGCGATAACGTGACGTTGCGTGTCAGTTAAGACCATTTCTTGTCCTTCAAGCCAAGTTTTCGGGCGAGGCGTTTTATCTCTGCATCAAGTTCTTCATCTGTCATGTCTTTCGCCATGTTAGTTTCCCCTTCAGCACCTGGCACGTGGAGGATCTTTGAGTAGAGTTCTGTGAACTTTTTGTCGAACTCGTCGGGATCAATGGGGTCACTCATCGTCATCCTCCAGTTACGGGTTATGGAATAATAAAAAGGGTGACAGGGTTTCCAGGGATAGGTTAGGTGGCCCATCGAGCCTGATGTCTCTGCGTTTCCTTTAGGGTCGCTGTGTAACTGACTAAGTTACCAGCCAAGTACGACGCCACGGATAGTCACTTCCACGGTATAACGCAAACCCTAACGGCGTTTTGCCCCACCTACGGGGTTACAAACTACACCCTTTACTCGTCTTCCTCCAGTTCGTTGAGGTATTCCCTGAGTTTGCTCGTGAAGTTATCGATGTCCAGTTTGATGCAGCCGTCGAGGGTGCGCACCATGTTGGTGTACTTTCTTCGCCGGCAGTAGCGGTTCACTGTCATCACGAGAGACTCGGCCACGGTATCGCCGGCAGTCACATTCACGCCCAGCCCACCGAGCCTGGCCTTCGCATCGATGTGAGCCCCGGTGGTGATGGAGTTGAAGATCTGCCGGATCTTCTCGTCCTTGCAGCCACTCGCAGACAGACAGCCAGCCGCCAGTTCCCTGGTATCCTTGTCTGCAATGATCGCACCGATGAGCATCAGCCAGAGATCCCTTTCCGTGTCAGCCTTCATGTCACCTCCCGTTTCTGAATTCCATTCCACGATCAGTGGCCTTCGATAACCAGGGCATGGATATC